TTTCTCAATTGGTTCTGTTGTAACAATTGCTTCAATACCCTCTTGTTGTAAATAGAGTTCAATTAATATTTTCATCACGTCAACCACCAAATCACCCCCTAGTATTACTTATTCTATGTTACTTCTATATAATTTATGAATTAATTTTTACATTTCTAGTAATTTCATAGCCGTAAACTCTGTGGAACTAGTCCAGGTATTATTAAAGCTCCCAAGACTTCCCCTCCATGCATGGCATATCTCCTGCTCGTACTTATCCATAAATCCCCTTGCCTTGGCTCCCTTCCATAACTTTCTCAATGACTTAGATTGATACTGTCTTACTGCACTTTTTGTGATTCCCATTTCGTCAGATATACTTTGTAATGTTTTATTATCTTGATAACGATTCTTAACAATTTTTTGTTCTTTCTCTTCCAGTACATCCTCAACTAGATTCCATAGATCCTCTTTAAGCTGCTTATTAAAAATACTGTCCACAACATCCAATTCAATATTTGTATCACTTGCCACAACGTCACCGACTGTAAGTTCTTCTTCTCCTGTTATTGCATTATCTAGGCTTCCTATTTTAGCCATTATTATGTGTTTTTCTAGATTCTCAACAGTTTCTATGCTTAAGTCTAAATAATAGCTTAATTCGGACTTTGACGGCTTTCTGTTATACTGCAAGGTAAAAGTATTGATAAATTTATTATATTTGTTAATACGGTCCTGCAAAAAAGACGGGATACGGACAGTCTTACCATTATTTACTATATAATTCCACATTGATTGTTTGAACCAGTATCCTGCATAAGTAATAAATTTCACCCCATGGCCTGTGTCATAGCGTTCCACCGCTTCGCTTAATCCAAAATATCCTTCTTGTAGTAAATCATCCATTTCAGCATATGCACTATAACCTTTTGCTACCTTGTATATATAGTTTTTATTTTGTTCATATAATAAAGCCATATTATCAGCCACATCAATGCCAGCTTTTATTTTAATAACTAATTCTTCATTACTCATCCTATTCACCTCACATGATATATCAGCCTATTATTCGCGTCTTATATAAAAAAACACCGCCAATGGTGGCAGTATCACTGTCATTCCATTAGCGGATTTCAATTTAACTATTATAAAATTAATTATATTACAACATTTCTATATACCCCCTGTCACTAATTTAACGCCCATACGGCTTGATTCTGAATTTGTAAAAGGAAGTATTGCTCTTGCAAACGCTTTACCCTCCATTTCAAAAATCAAAGTGGTAGGGCCTCTATTATTTGAAAAATCCATGCCACTTAAAGCGGTCTTAACTCCGTCTACAATTGTACTTAAAGGTGCTTCAATATTTACTCCGTTTCTTTGATCTCCTAACACTGCCAAGAACTCCTGGTTAGGTTGTATTACTGCCCCTTCTGCCAAACGTGGTATATTTGCTTTTGATACGTTTGGTAAATCTATTCCAAATGATTTACCACCTAGCAAAGGAACCCAACTCGGTATGTCAAGATTTATAGTATTGAGTGCATTGATTAATAAGTTTATTCCTGCGATAATAGCGTTTATAAATCCCTCTATCATAGACAATATTCCGTTTATGATTTTTTTAATTCCACCCCATAAGCTTTCAAATGCTTTAGTAATTGGGTCTATTACCTTTTCCATAAACCACTCGCCTGCTTTAGAGAATGCTTCTGTTATACCTTCCCATGCTTCTTTTGCAGTCTCTTTTAGCAATTCCCATAATTCACTAAAAAACTTTGCAATAGGTTTTATTACCTTACTATTAAACCATTCCCCTGCCGACTTCCACGCATCTACAATAGCGTCCCATGTTTTTGCTGCTACTTCTTTTACAGTATCCCAATTTTTAACTAATAAAACGATAACAGCTATTATTGCAGCAACTGCTAATATTACTAATCCGATAGGGCTTGTTAGAAACGCAATAGCCACTCCCAACGCCGTTGTTACTGCTGTAGCTATAACGCACACTGAATTCCATGCTACTGTTGCTACTGTTAAAGCCATTGTTGCTACCGTCTCGGCTATTTTTAAAGCTGTGTTTATTACCCACTGTGCTGCTTGTTTTACCAATGCTACTGTTCCAGCTGCAACGGATACAACGAAATCTTTAGCGTACATAAGTGTTAATGCTACCGTTTCTAATTTATCAGCTATTTTTGCACCAGTGCAAGCCCATATAGCGGTTGTAATCTTTGCAAGTGCTGCTACAACTCCACCTGCTTGTTGTATAAAGCTTAGTAGTTCTACAACTTTCCATGCTGCGAAAAATGCTAATATAGCAATTGTTATTCCCTCAACTACTGGCTTGTTATTAGTACACCATGTTGCTATATCTCCAAGTAAGCCTACAAGCACCTTTAAAATATCAACAATAACGCCACCAGTCCACTCTGCTAGTGGTTTTAAGAAACTTTCCCATAACCATAATGCTAGTGGTTTTAATGCTTCTATAACTGCAACAACAATATCTATTGCATTTGCTAATCCCTCTAAAAACAATGGAACTATATCTTCAATAACAAAGCTACCAAGCGGTGCTAACACTTCATTAAAAAACCATAACAACCCTTCCCCTATCTGCCCTGCAAAAGGCTTTAACGCTTCCGTAACACTCGCTACGCCTTGTAGTAATGGAGTCCAGTCAATAGTGCTTACCCATGTTGCCATGCTTTTCGTTATACGGTCGATATAACCTAATAAAATATTGATAATATCTGCAATATTTTGAATTATCTGTGTGCCTATTCCTGCGTTTTGCCATGCTGTCGTGAAGCTTTTTGCTAAATTCCCAACTATTTTAAAAATATTAGTTATAATAGAGAGTATTAAGCCTAATGCAAGTTCTCCTGTGCCGTTAGTCCATACTTCCATGAAGCTTTTTCCTATTGCCTTTATCAACTCCCATATACTGCTAAAAGCGGTTTTGATTGATTCAATTACACCACCACCGTACTCATTCCAGGAATCAACAAAAGGTTTGAAAAATTCTTGCATTGTATTTTTTAATTCTGCAACCTTATCGGCTACATTAGAAATAGCATTTGCAAGTTTGCTATTAGCCGCTATTCCATCATTTGTTGCTGCCGTAGTTGCTTCTGTATCAGCTAATGCATTACCGGATGAATCGGTTGTGTCTTGTTGTAATACAGCAATATCATCAAAAGGAGCCACCGCATTTTTAGCCGCCTTTGCCGTTTTGTCTGTAGCATCCGTTAAACCTTCTTGCGCTGCTGTGGTATCTTCTATTGCACTTGCAGCATCATCATAACCACTCGTGTCTATTGATGTTGTTCCTGTGCTTGCTGTGGTCTGTACGTCAATACCGAAGGTCTTTGATAATATATCTCCTACGGAGCTTGATACATCAATGAGTGTTTGTACTAGGTTGTTTAAAAACTTAAGAACAGGGGTTAATACTGTGATTAAACCTTTTCCTATTATTCCTAGTAACTCTTTCCATCTTTCGCTTAAGATACGAGTCTGATTTGCAAAACTCCCGCTCGTCCTTTGGAAGTCACCTTGTAATTGAGAAGTTGCTTTCATTACATAATTAAGTCTAAGCATAACCTTTTCTTGTTGTGTCATTTTGGTTATGCTTTTCGTTATGCCTTGTTGTCTTGCAAATTCCTGCAAATTAACTTCTGTAATTAATATTCCATAACGTTTTAATGTCTCTGTCTCGCCTGTGAATATCGCTGACAATGCGGTTCTTGCTTCATCTTGGGTTATATTGAAAAATGATGCCATATCTGCCGATAACCCTGTTAGTTGTAAAGCCATATCTGCCGATGCTTCTGTTGAAAACTGCATGCCTTTAGCCATAGCAGCATATGAAGACGCTGTTTTCTTTGCGGTTAATTCAGACAATCCAAATGTTTCAATAGAAGTTTTTGCAAACTCTTCCATTTTGAATGTCATGTCACCAAATGCGACTGAAACCACGTTCTGTACTTCTTGCAAATCACTCGCCAAAGTAACAGCTTTCTTTCCAAATTCAACTAGTTGCTTCACTACAAATACGGCAGCTAAAACACCACCTAGTTTTTTAGCAACTCCAACAAGTCCGTTCATAGAAGTATTTACATTTCCAACACCTCTGTTCAAGGAATTAGTGTTGTTAACCATTCCTCGAACGCTTGTATTAAAGCTTCTATCATTAATATTTGTATTAATTCTTATACTACCGTCATATGCAGTAGCCATACTATCACCGCCTTACTTAACTCCAAATAAGAACTCGTCAAACACGTCTATTTTTGCTTGACATCAAGCGTATAATTCTGTTTTTGAATACTTTCATTAGAGCGTATTTTTGTTTCATTTTTGTATAGCAAAATCAATATTGTATGTACACTTGAAAGCGTTCCTTACTAGATAGCCTTCAAAATCATAAGGATAGTTATCCATGATAGGATTGATCATAATTACATCTTCTTTTTACCAGCAGTATTGAATTTTCTATTTATCTCTTTCTTCCTTTCTTCACTGTAAGCTTGAAAGAATGGTAATAATTTTTCAAAAAACTCTTGAATCATTTCAATGCTAGGTACGATATCTCCAAATACTTTTTTGCATGTATCTGCTCCAAGTAACATATCTATATCCTCTTTTGCTTTTTGATGGATATCTGAAATAAAAACTACTATTTCTCTTTCTGTGACTACTTCTTTTGCCTTGCTATCAATTTCTTTTTTCATTTCTGTAAAACCATCAATCATTTTATAGTATCTATTTGGAAATGATTGGTCAGAAAAGGGAAGTACAATATACTCCCCTTCGTCGTTAACTTGTATTTTTTTATTACTATTACTAATTCTAATGTTATCCATATGTTACCTCCATGTTTACTCTATAATTGTATTAGTGCCAGTTAAACACCTTCGAAATCCGAAGTGTCTAACTTGTTTACATTAATAATATCTGTTATTAAGTATCGCTGTTTGATCTCGGTATATCATTGACAATAATAACTCCACCCTCACCAGTATCATTATCTTTATTGAGATTATCAATCTGTGCTCGTATTAATTCAATCTTGACTTTCTGTTCATCTGTAGCTATTCCAATATTTTCACTAATCCACAACATAGCCTTTTGTTTATCAAACAATTTTACTGCAACACCGAATTGACCCTCTTTTATTTCAGATATCAGTGTACCGTCAATTTCCGAACCATTTCTTACTTTAATCATAT